ATCGTGCATTATGTTGAAAAAAATAAAATCGACGATGAAATGATTAATATCTTAGAGGAAATAGCATGGAAAAAGTAATTGATTTTGACAAGTGGATCGAAAACTTTCAGCTACCAAAAATTGAATACGTTGCAGTATACGATCCGTTTACCGGTGATGTAAAAAGCGTAGGTCCATCTTACGCTTTTTCTGCTGAAGAATACACTGTACCTGTTGATACTGAAACTGCTGAAAGAATTATTGATGCAGAAATTAAGATTCATAATTGTCAGGTAGATGTTAATTCTAATAAATTAGAAATTGCCGAAATTAAAAACTTAACAACTATAGACGATGTATTACATCGTATTATTTCTGTTGAACATTCTGATATAGAAATCCCTGATGTGTATATTAGTTATTTGTCTAACACTAAAACTCTAAAGATCCAACTGTCTGAAGCATTAGGCGGCACTAAAAAAATTAAAAAAGAATTTAAATCTAGAAAAATTGTATGGGATGGCAACGCAGAAATGAATTTTCTAATCACTGAATACAATGATCCTAATTTGACTTTTGAAATGTTTTCTGTTAAAATTAACGAACTAATAGGTAAAACTAAAATTATCAAAAATATTGATTACAATAAATTTAGTGTATATACTAGACGCCTATTTAAAAATTATGTAATTGAGTATAAATGAAAATAATTGAATTTGATATTATCTTTTTAAGTTATGACGAACCTAATGCTGATTTGCATTACGCTGATCTGTGTAACAAGGTACCTTGGGCAAAACGTGTCCACGGCGTAAAAGGCAGCGATCATGCTCACAAGGCCGCCGCTAATCTGAGCGAAACGGAGTGGTTTGTTACTGTGGATGCTGATAATATTGTTGACAAGAAATTTTTCAACATTGATCTAGACATGAGTGATCCCAAGATACAAGTATACGGTTGGTGCGGCAAAAATACAATCAACGGCCTACGGTACGGCAACGGTGGGTTAAAAATTTGGAACAAACAATTTGTACTTGGCATGCAGACTCATGAAAATAGTACAAGCGATAGAGCACAGGTTGACTTTTGTTGGGAAGATGGATATCGTAACTTCCCCTTGACATTTAGTGAAAGCATTATCACCGGTAATGCATTTCAAGCATGGCGAGCAGGATTCCGAGAGGGTGTTAAAATGACCCTGTTGGATGGTGTAAAAGTGCCACCTCAAGAAATTAAACAACGAATCTGGTGGCATAATATTCATAGATTACGTATGTGGTCAACAGTGGGTGCTCATGAAGAAAATGGCTCGTATGCAGTGCTTGGTGCTCGTATGGGCACTTGGATGACCAACTGCACCGACTGGAATTATGTGGATGTTAGAGATTTTGAAATATTAGGAAATATATACCAAGAACAGGTCAATCACGAAACGGTTCAGCATGATATAACAGTGTTGGGAACACAGCTTAAAGCACAATTGGGACTTGATTGGCCGTATCTAGATGCACAACAAAGTAAGTTTACGTTGGATTTATATAACGAAACAATGAACCTTAACGATACTTATTTCAAGATGTCGGTGCCTGCAAATGTATGATATTTTTTATGTTAGCAACGCAGCGGGCAATGATGCAGATTGGAACAAAATAAAGTCTAATTATCCGTTCGCCCAGCGTTTATCGAATATAAAAACATACGAGCAAATTCGGTCTAAATGTTTCACAAAAATGTTTTGGGTTATTTGGGACGATGTGGATCTGTTCACGACATTTAATTTATTAGAGTATACTACTGATGAGTGGGACAATATGTATGTTCACGTGTTTCGTAATGGTGAACACTATGACGGTATTTGTTTGTTTCCTAAGAACATCACAGTGTCAAAAAAAGAATTTGATTATAGATTTTTTAGCAATAAAAAAGACATTGATATAATTGCAAGTACTCCCAAACAATACAACATATACCATATAGATACATATGACGAGTATGTAACGGCTGTAAACACTACCAGCTCAAATATGTTTTGGGCAGTATGGAACGATGTTACAATAGATAGTAATTTTAAATTTGATTATCAAGTAGCTACACATAATCAGCATATTGTTCACGTGTTTAAAAACGGCAAACATCACGACGGTATTTGTTTATTCAATAAAAATTCAAATATTTCAAAGAGAGAATTTGATAATAGATTTTTTGCAAACAAAAAAGACATTGATATAATTGCAAGTAATCCTGTACCGTATGATGTTTTTACAGTATCGTCATTTGAGGAATACGAGCAAGCTGCTAAAAAATCTAAGACTTCTATGTTTTGGGCAATCTTTAATGATATCGCAGTTATTGACGATTTCAATTTTAATTACCAAGTACCTAAGTATAATCATCCAGTTACCCATATATTCCAAAACGGAGAAAATTTTGATGGAATCTGTTTGTTTTCAAAATATCATATAGTAAGCCAGCGAGAATTTGAATATCGATTTTTTACTATTAAAAAGGAAATACCTATTTTAGCAAGCATGCCAAAACCGTTTGATATTGTATTCATATCTTATTATGAATTAGTTGCAGATGAAAATTTTAAAAAATTATTAGACAAGAAGTTGAATAATAAAATTTTTAGAGTTAAGGATGTAGACGGAATACATAATGCTCACAAACAGGCAGCAACATTAGTTAATACAAAAATGTTTTGGGTTGTTGATGCCGATGCCGAGCTAGTTGATGAATTTACATTTGATTATCAAGTTAAAAAACACGACCAAGATACTGTTCATGTTTGGAAAAGTAGAAATCCAGTTAATGGATTAGAATACGGCAATGGCGGAGTTAAATTGTTGCCTACAAAATTAACAGCTAATATGCAAACAAATAACCCAGATATGACAACTAGTATCAGTGGCAAATTTAAATCAATACCAATTATTTCTAATGTTAATAAATTTAATACAGATCCGTATAATACATGGAAATCATCATTTAGAGAATGTTGCAAATTAGCAAGTAGAATTATTGATCGACAATTAGATGCAGAAACACAAGAGAGATTAGATACATGGTGTGAAAAATCTACAGACTACTATGCAATTGCCGGTGCGATTGCAGGCCGAGGCTACGGTTTAAAAAATAAAAATAATATAGATGCTCTTAAAAAAATAAATGACTTTAAGTGGCTTAAGGAACAATTTGATGAACGATATAGCAAGAATTAAAAAATTTATTCCTATAATGAATGAGGTAAGTCCTACATTCTGCATGGCCAAATGGCATCATACTACTATCTATCTTCAGACAGGCGAGACACATAGCTGTTATCATCCTGCACCACACAAGATTCCTATCGATGAAATTGTTATTAATCCTAGTGCATTACACAACACTGTGCAAAAGAAACACGAGCGATTAGAAATGCTTAACGGCGGCAAACCCAGCGGCTGCAATTATTGCTGGAATATTGAAGCAATGGGTGAAGAATACCTAAGTGATCGCAAAGAACGTAATGCTAGTATCTATACGCCTGAGCGTTTTGAACAAATTAAAACAGGTGACTGGGATCAAAATATTAATCCACAATACATAGAAGTTAGCTTTGGAAACGAATGTAATTTCAAATGCGGATATTGCCATCCCAAGCATAGTAGTTCTTACTATAAAGAAATACGAGATTTTGGTCCATATGATATGGTCAAGAATCATCGCAATGATATCGATTGGTTTAAAATTTATGAAGAAGAAACTAATCCCTATGTAGAAGCATGGTGGAAGTGGTGGCCTGAAGTTAGCAAGACATTAACTATCTTGCGTGTCACAGGAGGTGAGCCATTACTACAAGCCAGCACATGGCGCCTACTTGAGGACTTAGAAGCAAATCCGTTACCTAATCTAGAACTCAACATCAATTCAAACTTTGGCGTTAAGCCTATATTGATTGATAGACTTGTAGAAAAAGTAAACAATCTAGTTAACAGTGGAAAGATTAAAGATTTTAAAATCTTTACAAGTATAGATACTTGGGGAGCACCTGCAGAATATCTGCGTACTGGATTGGATCTAACAGTATGGGAACGTAACCTTGACACTTATCTAACCAAGACCACGTTACCAGTTACATTTATGTGTACCTTTAATATTCTAACAGTAACAAACTTCCAAAGTTTATTAGAAAAGATCTTAGAATGGCGTGTTAAGTATAATGGCTTTGATCAGAACAAATGGCAGCGTGTACGCTTTGATACGCCGTACTTGAAGGAGCCATTGCAGTACGATATGAATTTGTTGCCTAAAGACGAGTTTATGCCTTACATGCAAAGTCACCTAGACTTCATTCTAGCCAATTTAGACGATAAAAACCGTAGTAAATTCAACGACTTAGAGTACGAAAAATTCCTCAGAGTCGTCAAATACATGGAATCAGCTATCTATACCCCAGAAAAACTAAAAGAAGGCAAACGAGACTTCTTTAATTGGTTTACTGAATATGACCGCAGACGCGGAACAGATTTTGCTAAAACTTTCCCAACATTGGAAAACTTTTATTTTGAGTGTGCGCAATTATGAAAATTTTTATTACCGGAGTAGCCGGATTTTTAGGCAGTCATCTAGCAGATAGAATGCTAATGTTAGGACACAGTGTTGTGGGCAATGATACTTTATTAGGTGGATACCGTGATAACGTAGATCCTCGAGTTAAATTTTTTACAACTAATTGTTGTGACATAGACAGTATGACAACAATTATGCAAGGTTGCGATGTAGTTATTCATACAGCCGCAACTCCTCACGAAGGATTGAGTGTTTTTAGTCCTAATTTTATTACTAAGAATATATACCAAGCAAGTGTTTCTACTATCAGTGCCGCAATTAGTTGTAATGTAAAAAGATTTGTGTTCTGCAGTAGTATGGCTCGATACGGAATAGGCAATCCGCCCTTTGTTGAGAGTCAACCAACTGCTCCGGTTGATCCGTACGGTATTGCAAAAGTAGGAGTAGAAGAAACATTAAAAGTTCTGGCCAACACCCACGGAATGGAATGGAACATTGCAGTCCCTCACAACATTGTAGGTCCACGTCAACGATATGATGATCCGTTTCGTAATGTAATAAGTATTATTATTAATCGTAATTTGCAAGGCAAGCCCGCTATTGTGTATGGCGACGGTGAGCAAATGCGGTGTTTTAGTTACATTGATGATTGTATTTTTTGTTTAGAAAAACTAGCATTAGATACTAACATTGTTGGGGAAATAATAAACATAGGACCGGATGAAAACCCGGTAACTATTAATCAATTAGTTGATATTATTGCAACAGAAACTGGATATTGTGGTATTAGTCAACACATGTCAGATCGTCCTAGCGAAGTTAAATACGCAACTTGTAGTGCTGATAATGCACGAGAAAAGTTAGGATACAAAACAAAAACAGATTTAATAACGTCTGTTAAAAAAACAGTTGATTGGATTCGAAGTAAAGGTACGCTACCGTTTGATTATAGTTTTCCTTTAGAAATAATTAACGATAAAACACCAAAGACTTGGAAGGATAGATTGATGTGATTAATTTTGTATTTGAAGATTCTATTAATTTTAAAAATTTTATAGCATCAACTGATGTAAATAGGTCCGGAATTAATACGTTTGCGGCATCTCCTATTGCAGTTATTATGCTGCAAAGAACACAGATGGCAAGTCTATTCAACATGAAAAATAAACCAAAACCTTATATAATTGCCACAGGAGTTAATCATCATCCTAGTGATTGGATCGGGTTAGATAAATTGTCGCCGTTTTCTTTTTTAAACAAAAAACAGTTGAAGGATGTTCAAAACAACAAAGCAATGATATTGTTTGATCAAAGTTTAGAAGGTTATCAAACTTTATGGTTATGGGAACGAATACATACAGAGTGTGCAAATTATTCTATTAACCCTAATTGTATAATTTATGTTACTGGAAATTTATTGGCAGAAGAACAATATACAGAATGGGCAAATATTAATAATATTATTAATTTTATAAATGTTATTCCTTATACTCATTTTGAAGCAGATGTAGCTAATATATCACAGCGGAATAATATAAATTGCACGTTTGAAAAACAAATAACGTATAAATTTAAAAATGATATATTATCATTTAATTGTTTACAGAAAAGATTACGAAATCACAGAATATGGTTTTACATTCGACTATTTGAAGAAGATTTATTAAAACACGGATTAGTAAGTATGAATCCGTATTCTCCAGTTAATATATTTATGGATGGAAAATCTATAGAATCACCAAAAGCAACTGCTGCTAATAAAAGCCTGCCATTATTGTTATACGGAAAAAATAATAACGAACATCCGGATGATTTTTATATTACTCGAATACAAGACAATGTTTTTTTAGATTCGTGGGTTAGTGTTATATCAGAAGCATCATTTGCTGACTGTGATAATGAATTGTTTCTAAGTGAAAAAATTTTTAAACCTATTGCTTGCCACCATCCTTTTATTATATTTGGAAATAAAAACAGTTTACACGAATTAAGAAAAATGGGATACAAAACATTTAACGGATTCATAGATGAATCCTACGACACGTTGCCTACTTTTGAAAGATTAGATGCAATAATTGAATCAATTAAAAAGATAATTGCAATTAAAGATAAAACTTTATGGTATAATTCTATGAAAGACATACTAGTGCATAATTACAATACATTAATATCTAATTCTCAGAAAATAAATCCTGCAATTATTCAACTTGAAAATGCATATACTCGATATTTTAAATTACATAAAAATGCATAATAAAAAACTTCCAATAATCACCAAAGACTCAAAATTAATTATCGGGTTAGGTGATAGTTTTACTCAAGGTGTTGGTAGTTGGTCAACAGAAACTTATAAACAATATAACGGATTTATTGATCCATTAAAGATACCACCAGAATTACAATTGGAAATGTACGAATACAGTTGGGTAAGTCAATTGTGTAATAATCATTTAACTGACTACACTCCTGTAAATTTGGGTGTAATGGGTAAAGGAAATAGAGCAAGTGTTAAAGAGCTTTATTTAAACCCAAAAATTAATTTGTATGCAGCTAAACAAGTAACCGTCATTTACATGTTAAGCGGAATAGAACGATTTGATTTTATTAACAAAGAGTTTTCAGATCACACCAGTCATTTTTTTGCAATGTGGCCAAATCCTTGGGATAAAAATACCACAAATAAACAACTGTGGGAAGCATACGCTAGAGATATATGGAATGAAAAATTTGTATGCTTAGAAGCATTATTAAATATTCGGGAAGCTGAAATGATATGTAAAGCAAACGGATGGAATTTAATTATTGCTAGTGCGTTTGATCAAAGATTAACCAAAGAACGATTTATTAAAGAAATTGGCATTGAACATACTAGTTTAATAGATAGTATGCCTTGGGATAAATTTTTATATCCGCAAGGATGCAAAAGTTTTATGCAATTGTTATTAAGATACGATGGTAGAGAACATATGGCTGATGGCGAATTTTACGAATATTATTCGACACTAAAATTTCCTACTGAGTACATCACAACATGCATGCATCCTAGTAGAGAAGGTTATAGAATAATGGCTGAAGAGTTGTACATGCATATGAAAGGACACAATTATGTTTAAAGTATGTCCTTAGATGAATCTTTGATATCTCTTTTTAATTTAACAATGTCAACTTTGAAATCTATCTTTTGAATATCGTCTTTATACTCCTGCAGCGTATCGATTAAAATATCAGCAATGCTATCAGCGGTCTGTTTAGCTAATTCTGCTTTTATGTCAATTTCCCATACTCTGCCATCAGCAAACTCTAAGTGTATCCTTTCGAGATATGCCACTGGCATTGTATTCATATAAAGATCTTCAAAAACCTCCGGCCATTCTTTTACAAGATGCCGCGGAGGTTTAAACAAAGGATTAGGCATCTGCTGTTTCTTTAGCCTTAATAGCTTTCTTTGCAGGCGGATCTAAATCATCTGCATCCTTACGTAATTTAGCAGCTTCTTTGTACAGTGCATCTGCTTGACTACGATACGATTTAGCAATGTCTTTATCACTTAATGCTTCATTTACTGCTACCTGTGCTCTTAACGGAGCAGGAATGTCTGGATCTACCAATGGTTCGTTTGCCTTGGCAATATCTTTAGCTTTAGCAGGAGATATTGCAGGAGCGCCTGATACAAATGTATAAAGATCATCTACAGTACAGTTTTTTTGTTCAGCGATAAATCCGTTCAGTTCTGACAACACAATAGAATCTTTAGATGATGGTGTCATAGTCACTAATGTTGTAGCAACTTTTTGCAATCTTCCATCAGCCTGCATTGCCTGTAACATAGGACGTCCATCTGAAAATGTACGAGTAAACATAATTTCGCCAAATTCAAATGCACTTTGAGCTTGCTCAGTTTCTACTAGTGTCATGATACTGTCATGATACGAATCAGTTAAATTAGCAACAGGCAACACTAGTGCATGATCTGATTCTCCAGGAAGTGTTCTAAATATAACAAGAACTTTAACTCCAGTATTATTAATTCTACCGATGTGTTTTAATGGTACAGCCATAATTAAGTCTCCTTTTTAGATACAGCTTCTAGAAATACGTTTAGCTTGTTGAATGTTTTTCCAACTGCTTCTAGCTCTGCTGCTTTAAACGCTCCTCGTTGTGTTGCAACTTCAATAATATTTTTTAATGCAACTAGATCGTTGACATTTAAATCAGGACCTTGTGGTTGTACTGCTTCTTGAGCAGCATCAGTAACTTGTGCTTCTTCGACTTTAACTTCTTCTGTCATTTAGTTTCTCCTTAGTAGTGGACATGCCAGCATAAAATATGTTAATTCTTTTTGATCTTCAAATCCTATAAAATTAGTAGAACGTAAAACACCGTTTCTATCAATGCTAGGCTGTCTAGCAATAACGTAACGACCTTTCAGTTTCTTCTTAATCCAATCTTCTATTCCTTCGTATAGCTCGGCATCAGTAGCAGCAATTTTTTTAAAATGTGCTGGTATAGTTGCTAGCTTTCGTTGCTTTAAGATTTCAATAGGATTCAAATCAAACATCATGAAAATATTTATATGTGTAGTTTATTCTGGCATGGATTCTTGGCTAAGTCTTTTTGCCAGTGCCTTGTTATGGCCCATCTTGCGAACATCGCCTGAAAACAGGTAAAGCTCAAATGCTGACTTTTCTTTCATAACCACAATAAACTTTTTGTTGATAAAAAATGGCGATTCAATAAAGTTATCTAACCAAACTAGCACCTGCGGAGTAAATGCAAATTCTTTAGGGAAATCAACTTTATATGTTTTTATTTTAGCATGTTCTTCGATAAACTTCAAGGCTTCGTCTGTCAAACGAAGACCACCAACTTTCTTTTGTCGAAAGTTCAGCCACCATATTGCACGATACTGCTTGGTAGTATTAGCATCAGTTGGTAATCCTGCTGCTGATAAGAATACTCGTGTATAGGCATCCTTGATGTCCATGTTATTTTATTTCTTCACCAGTAGTGAGTTTGTAGACTGCAAAGTCTGTTGATTTGAAAAGCCTGTTTAATTTTTTGGCTAGATTATGTGCATGACCCGGATTACTAAACGATACTTTTTTATACTTCGGACCGGGATAGCTAGCAATTAAACTTCCGCTCTTTAGGTTAAAAGGCTGACCCTTAAAGAATACTGCCCAGATAGCATCGCTTTCAAGGATCTGCTCTACCTTAAAGTTTTCTTTATTGGCATATTCTAAAATAATATTCGGTTTTGGCCTTGACATATATACGTGTTTCCTAATTAACTACGTATATATTTATCTCGCTAGAAAGAACCGCCGTCAAACTTAACATCAATTTGTGTAGTAGATTGCTTAATTTCTGCCAACATTTGATGTATTTCTTGTACAGTACGACCTAGTTTAGAAGTTAAAATTGCCAATTCAGTAGTTAACTCTTTGGCTTCTTGAACAGTGATGCGTATTTCTTTTTGCTGACTTCGTTCAGCAACTGCCACACGTTGCAGTAATCTTTCAACACTAGGCAAGTTATTTGGTAAATTATTTTGAGACATTTGCCAGTACCTGTTTCATTTCTAACTCAGTTTTAAACGGACCTTTATACGGGTAGCGTTCTAGTGTAATCTTTTTAGGACAAAAACTCTTTACCCATCCTTTGTCGAATTTGATAGTGTAATATCCAGCACAGTATAAACTTTTGCTATCTTCACTTTTAGTAAACAGAGGTAGTTTTTTACGAATGTCAAACATTGCGTTATGCGGAGAGGTACTTGTGGCATATCCGTGAACTTCATTCGGCAATGCACTGTTGGACTCTTTAACAATTTTAACTGTAAAGAATTTCTTGCCAAACTCTTGAGTGAGACTATCTTGAGTATCGTAAATTTTCATTCCACTTGCATTACTCATAACAAATCTATTATCTTCGTCTTTTCGAAGAGTAGCAACTTTGGTACCGTCTTGTTCAACAATCCAAAATTTATTTGCAATAATTGTTTTAGCATGTAGTTCTGTCATTTTATGTACCTTGCGTTAAGTGGCTCAGCATATGCTTGCGCCTGATCTGAAATCTTTTTCAAGTCATAAAGATTACAGAATTTAATAAGTCTAATGCCAACTTGACTAATATTTTTCTCAGCATCAGTTGCTTCAGCAATTGTCGTGAACATTGCAGTTCGAATATTTGCCGGCTGCTGTGTCAAATCAATAATATGACGATTGCGTTCGTAATCTTCCATAACACGATGCTCTTGACCGTTATGGTCTGTCCAACGTTGTAGCATTAGATTGTTCCAAGAAAAACCTTTATCTTTACGATCTTCAAACGCTTCTGTTAGTCCAACTTTCTTGCTAGAACCTTTTGTACGAACACCAGGATATGCAGAGAACACATAATCGCTAGTATCGCCACGCATACACTTTTCAAATAGTAACCATTCAGGATCAGGTTTAGCTTTAGGCAACTGTGTTTTCTTATCAATTACAAACTTGCCTTTTACATCAAAGTATCCTTCGTGTGAAATAGTTGTTTCACTGACACCGTTGTACTGTTTAACATTAGAAGCAATCAACTGTACAAAGTCAGTATCAGTACTAATGATAATATGATTATCATTAGGATGAGCTTGTATCCAACCAGCAATCAAATCATCAGCTTCTAATTGCGGATGCTGTAGCACTGTACAATTGGTCTTTTCTTTAATAAAGTCTTTAAACGTGTCAAAGGCTTCCCAGAAGATTTTTTCTTCATCGGCTTCTTTTTCTGTGTGAGCTGCACGAGCCGCAGCACGTTGTGCCTTATAGGGCTTGTAAAAATCTTTGCGCCAACTACGACCTTCTAAGAAGAAGATAACATGACTGCCTTTGAAATCTTGCCAAGCCTTCTTAACACTGTTAAGAGTGATGTGAAATGCCATACCTAGTTTGATATCAGCGTCTCCGTTGATAACGTGCCGAGCACGAAAAAATGTATTTGCAGTATCTACTAGGATGTATGTAGCCATTAGTTATTCTTCTTTACTGTTGCGATATCTAAAACACCTGTGTTAACAGGGCCACCAAAGTCGCCATCTATCACGACATTTGCACAAAGTTCACGGAACCAACGATCGACAATCTCTTCATCTTTATCACCGTCCTCACCGTAACCTTCTTGCTTTAATTTTAACACAAAAAGGTCATTCCAGTCAAGCTCAAAAAAGCCATTGCGGATGTTATCTTTGTTAACATGAGTTTCTAATACCCCTACCCACGGTTCTTTTTTACGAGTAGCACGTTCTTTTGGACTTGCCTTTGCTATTTCTTCTATTTCTTTAGCGGAAGCCGCAGCTAATTCTGCCTCCACTTTTGCTGCCTCTGCCTCTTGCAACAGCATAGTAGTTGCCGCAAGATTTGCTTCGATCTTGTCGATGCCAAATAATTTTTTAATAAAACTCATTATGTGCCCCATGCGTTGCGGAAAAGCGGAATTTGCAGCCTATCACTATATCGCAATCCTTCTTTCATTGCCATCAATGCTACTTTTTTATTGTTCAGTGCGTAGACACTTTCTACACCGCCCACGGGCATGAGATAAACGTGCCCAGTGAATCCAGCATCGCGGAACTGTCGTGTTGCAATCATCGCATCATCAAAGTCTTGTTCTGTAGCAATAACAAATTTTAAATATACTGTGCCATAATCTTCATACTCGCACACAATCTCTGGCTTAATTGCAGCTTCCCACTTTTCACCACTGCACGGCAATTTGGCACTTACACTAAATGTGATCTCTCTCCAAAAATCTTTGTCATGATGCGATTTCCATGTATGCAGGTAACTGGCAAATTCTGGTGTTAGCTTTTGAGTACCGTTTGTTTCAAACGTAATCTCTTTAAGCCCTTGCATTTTAGGATGATTTAGCAGATCAGGATAAGCACGTTGCCAGCCCAACAAGGGCTCACCACCTGTAATGACCAAGTGTTCGTCCCGCCACTCACCGTGCGGAATAATTTCTGCAATGCGATCTGCAATAGCATCACTAGTTAGCATAGGACTTAGACTTTTAAAGTCAGGATGCCATGATGCATAACTATCACATCCAGTGGACACTAATGGGAGATCTTCGTACTTGTTAAACATATGTACAACTTCTGCAATATCATCAACTTCAGTACTCAGTTCTCCACGTGGCATTCCGAATCCTGCACATTTAAAGTTGCAGCCGAAAGTTCTAAGGAACACACTGGGCACTCCCATATAGCGTCCCTCACCTTGTATGCTGTAAAACAGCTCTGCTATTTTAATTTTGCTCATATTTTATTATACACTCTTCTTTTCTAAAATGCAACTGCCGTCTTCTTGTATTTTCCAAACAATGACGTCTCCTTCTTTCCATCCTACTTGCGCTAGCATATCTTCCGAAAACGGTAATACACAATCGCCTGTTTCTGGATCTTCTTCTAAAGTAACTGTCCATCGTGTCATTTAAAATCCTCTTGAGTTAGATTGAGTTTTTATTATAGTAGGTCCGTTACTTTCAAAGTCCATTCCTGCCATACGCCCTTCGTATACTTTACCATTCCATAACATCAATAGTTTAACACTTTTGTTCATGACCACAGTTAAGTTTCTGCTCTCTGCAAAGTTCATTACTTCGGCATCAACTATTCGATTACTAGTAACCTGTCTAACTTTGCAAGTTTCGCTATATCTATTAATAGTAGTACTCATTTAGCCCACCATTCTTCATAAGGAAATTCAATCCAAACATCGTTTTCTGCTTTGTTAACCTCTATGCCACAGAAGTCCATTTTTACTTCAGCACGGCTAGAAAGATTATCAACAACAACTGCAAACTTTACATTGTTATTCCAAATTTCCTGCCACCGTGGATCATCTGGGAAACAGCTACTTTGCCAATCATTTATAATCCAATTGATTGTAGAGCCTTGATCATTGATATCATCCACAATAAGAATTTTCTTACGACCATCGCCGGCTATCATAGGATCGTGATGGCTATATCCAAATGCATCCTCTGCCATCCAGAGATTACTTTCTGGACCTATATCGGAGTCGTTATCTCTTAAACTAACACCTAGCGCATACATAGGTACATCTAGCCAATGACTAATCATTACAGCAGGCAATAGGCCGCCTCGAGTAATTCCTACTACGTAGTCAGGCCGCCAATTACCAAAGCTGCGACAAATTTTACTGACGTTATTTTTAAATTCAGTAAAGTCGAGTGTGTGTTTCATCATATATTACCTCGGTGAAAACTCTTGTTGCAGTTTAATGTTATCAAAGAACTCTTTTTTAGTATTGCCGTCATCTTTAAACGCACCTTTCAATACCGTGGTCTGTGTCAATGAACTATGTGCCATAATACCACGATTTTCACAGCAACCATGTACTGCTTGAATGTAAACACCTACATTTTCTGATTCGGTTGCCCACTGTATTTCTCTTGCTATGTTGTTACACAGTTCTTCCTGTAATGTACCACGGCGAGCACACCACTGAGCAATACGAGTATACTTGCTAAGTCCAATAAGTTTGCTGGCGGCGATGATACCAATATAAGCAACACCGCTAACAGGCTGGTGATGATGTGAACACATACTACGCAACTCACTACGTACAACCAACATACCTTCGTAACGGTCTGCTGAATCATTTGGAAACGCTGTGACGTCCGGTGCTGGAACATATCTACCCTCCATTATTTCGTTGTAGTACATTTTAGCCAAGCGCTTTGCAGTACCTTTGCTGTTAGGATCTGTTTCTCGATCAATCAGCAAGGCATCGAGCACACCTTCAAATGCGGTAGCAGCTTCTGTGATCAGCATATTTTTTTCAAC